GGCATTAGTGGAAAAATCCTTAACTGCCGCTTTCGCTTTGTCTAAGCCTGTTTTCACGCCGGCAGTTGCCAGCGACATTTTCATTTTTATTTCACTTAGTGCCATTATTGAGTTGGTTTAAATATTTAGATTTGAGTTCCCTCAGTGAGTCGGCTTCAAGAAGTTTGTAACCTGGGATGGTTGAGAGTCTGATGGTGCGCTGCAATGAGAATGCTTTGCGCAGTGGCATGTTTAGAATATCATCTGGGTGCAGGCTGTAACGGGTTGCCAGTTCATCAATCATTGATGCCTCACCAGATGTCGGTGATATCCTGTTGGATTTGCCCATGCTTGAGCCGCTGGCGTCAATAGGAAACTCGTCGAGTGATTCTTTGATATGCTCGGTCAATACGTGGATCATTGCTGCCGCCTCGCTCTTGTTTCTTAGCGTTTTAATGATGCGCCGCTGCAACCAGAACAAGCGCCACTGAGCCAGCCACTTGTTGTGAGTGAACCGCTTGCAGTTCTTCCATACATAATCGACAATAGATGGCACCGTTGGCTCATTGCTGTAAAGCAGTGGCGACTTGATGGCGAGCAGATCAAACCAGTTCTGCACTGTCATCTGCGTAAGCGTCTCACCAGCAACAATGTATTCTTTTGTATAGCTCGACCAATCAAGCTGCCTGTTTAGCTCAAGCCTTTCACGCTCTGCTTGGTATTCTTGTGCGATGGTCATGCTGTTTTAAAGAAAAAGCCCTACCCGCTTTTGGGCGAGCAGGGCCGAAAACCTACGTCAAAAAGTTTTGTTATTAGCTATCCTTCTCCTGCTTCTTTGCTTTGGGCTTTGGCTTACTGAGTGATTCAGCGATGCCGCGCTTTATGAGGTCGAGCGCAACGCCTTCGCGGATGTCCACGATGGTTTCAGCGTTCTCAATCTTGCCTGCAATCGAGTGGTCTTTAGATAGCTTAATTTTCATCTGTTATGCCTGGTAGGTGACTAGGACAACGCCGACAGTGAAGGTATCAAATGCGTCCTTGCTACGGTTTACGTTCACACTATGAACGACAAGCGTGGAAGCTGTGCCAGAGCGGTCGAAGTCATAAGTAAATTCTGTGCCTTCTGATGGTAGAACTGTGGTGTCGGTGGCGCGTTGGAGTGTCATCGTGCCTTCGATGGGTGTGCCAGTTTGACGAATCATGTAGTCAGCGCGGTCGCCAAGAGCGTCGGTGCGGCTGATGATTCTGTTTTCTGTGGCGGAAAGGTTAATATCATCGACCACGTAGGCGATGAGGTTGATGGTGACGGTTTCTAAACCGAGTGGTTGGTCTGCTTGTGAGCTATATGGGATGGCCATGATCTATATTTGTTTTGAGTTGGTTTTGCGGTTTCTATTTATGCATTGCCGCTTGCGTTTGTCAATGTTGAAAAGTTACACGGGCCACGCCTCTGGTAAGATTGAAAAGTCGCCTTCATATGTCAGCACGGTTTCGTCATAGCTGTTATCGTATGCTGTGTAATTGGTTTCAGCGGCGACCAGCCGGTTGATCCAGTAAAGGGTGATCTGATCGTTGAGGCTTGCGCCCTCGGCTGCCCGTGAAATGCTGAGAAGGTTGCGCACCTTTGCCACTAGCTCGCGGTGGTAACGGCTGAACGCTGCACCTGGCACGGCGTTCTCTATGCGGTCGGTGTGAATGGTGATTTCCACAGAGTAGTCATAGTGGTCATATTCCAAGTTGCCATCTGGCTTCTCACTCATATGCTCGTCATCTGAGATACCTCCGAGGCTTACTTGCACGCCAACATAGTCATCACCCAGCCGCTGCGGGTCGTTAGCTGTTGCCAGCTCGATGCCATTGGCAAGAAGAAAGTCATAGAATGACTGCTCAAGATTGCCCTCAAAATTAAAAACTTCTTCGTTTGATGTGGCTGGCATGGTGTTTTCTATAATAAATAAGGCTATTTGTCAAACTACTTTGAAGTCTGAATCCTTCGCGGCTTTCCTCATAAGAAACTCACCACGCTTGACTGCCTTGATCAGCCTATTCTTTCTGAGCATTGGTAAAAATTTGTTGGTGTGGAATAAACCACCCTCTCTGCTCCAGATCGTGCCTTCTGTTTTACCTTGTGTGGTTCTCACTATTCCCAGCCCTGGGACTCTTGACACGTTGTTTTTCACATTGGCTGGGGCTGTCGCCTTTGCTCCTAGTTTCGTTGCTAATTGATAAAATGCAGCCTTAGCCCTGCCCACTTTCAACTGCTCTTTTTTGATGTAGCGGTTGAGAACCACCGAGGTCACCCAATACTTAGAAGTGGTTGGCAATCTTTTGGTGCGATTGTTTGGCCCCTGGTTGATTTTGTGCCACACCTTCAATTCTGCCTCGTTGATTAACACGCCACCAGCGGCTTGCGACTCAAAAATTACAGGGCCATTTCCAAATGTCTTTTTAGCCCATTTCACTGTTGGGCCTTTCCTTGTTGAGCAAATCCTGAGCAAGTCAACCACTATAGCCCCCTTGCCCGCCTTGATGTCTTTGGCTGATCCGACTGATGCTGAGTTTGATAGCTTTGGAAATGATGCAAATGGCGGTGTCATTCTCGCCACCTCTCGCGCCAGGATGCCGGTCTGCTGCTTGATAAACTCTTTCTCGTCTTTGCCTAGCTTGCGGGCCAGCTCTTTAGCCCGCTTCTGAAAGACAGAATCATCAATGTCGATGTCCTTACCTCTAGCCATCTTTGCGCCTCATTGTGATATCGTAGCTTTCGATGTCGTCTTGAACCTCGGTGATCACGTATGTCTTGCGCTCGTTAACTCTGATGAGTGTCTCGCCTATGCGCGGAGCATTGGTTAATTCTGACTTGAGGCACACTGCCACTGTGGTCACCTCATCCTCGTCACCGAAAACATGCCTTGTGACGTCCATATCTGACTCCTCAAAGGATGCTTGGAACTGGTTGCCACCGATGCTGGCTGGCTCTCCGATGACTCTGAGCGTGTGTGTAATGCCCATCCTGGCGAAGTTCTTAAAACTGCTCATGTTGTCAATCATGATAAATGCCAAGCCTGTTTTGTCAATGCTTGAAAGCAGGCACAAAAAAGCGCCACCCGTTGCCAGGTGACGCCTTGTGTTGTTATGAATAAACTTATTTGCTTTTCTTATCTGCTTTCTTAGCTGCTGGTGGCGAGCTATTTACCTTGCGCTTGTCGTGCGGGTTTTTGATCCATAGTTGGACTTCGCCTGCCTCATCGCAATTCTTGAAAGCATCAAGTGCAACGTCAGCGTTATCAGAAACCGCCAGCAACTTGTAATCGCCGTTCGGCTTCTTAATGATAGTAATGCTTGGCTTGTTCATGATTAAGCTGTGGTTACGCGAACGCCGTAGTCTACACCCTTAGCAACGCCGTAAAGGAGGTTACAGTTGTAGTATAGGATGCCGTCAGAGTCATACCAGCGACGGAACTGGACTGGAAGTCCAAGACCCGGGATGGTGACTGTCTCAACTTCGATGCCTGCTTGTGCAGCCATTTCAGAATCAACGGTGCGTCCAGCCATGAGAAGAGCGTTCTTCTGGAAGGCGAAGGCGGCGAGGTTCTCAGCATTGGCATCGGCCAAGTCTGTTTCGTGAACGTCGAAGCGTGCAACGCGTGGAACGGTTGCATTCTGCTTGTCAGCAATGATTCCTGGGATCTCTGCGCTGTTCATGCTCTTAACGAGTGAAGCGTAGTAGCTAGGATTCATGAAGATGCTGCGTCCATCCTTGGATGCTTTCTTGGTGTCGGTCAGAGTAGCACCAAGATCAGCGAGGTCGTCGCGATCGAAGTTGGCTGCTGTGATAACGGAAGCAGTTGAAAAATTGGCCACAGTGACCAAATCCCAAATATCGCCGAATACCTTGTCACCCAAAGCCTGCAATGCTGGCTCGATGAAAAGAGCGTTTAGGTTGATAGCTGATTTGCTGCGTTCTACGTCGGTGAAGCCATAGGTGAAACCGTAGTGGGTTCCGAGCGTGATTGTAGCGGCGGTCATTACCACGTCGGCTGACGCTGTCTTGTAGCCTGTGCTCATGTCAGCAGCAGTAGGCTTGGTTG